ACTTTGATATATACTAAAATCTGTTGAGTCAATTAAAATACTTGTATTTAATAATGTAAATAAATTAGGTTGTCCAATCGCATCAAAATTGGCTCTTTGGTCATCTAATCGACAATTACATCTTTCACATCCATCTTCAGTATAAAGTAATAATGGTAATCCAAGATTTTTAAAAGGATTACCCGCAAATAAACTAGACACATCTATAGGTGTTAAACATGGTCTTTCAGGTCTACCTAATCTTCGTCTTATCCAATTTAATCCAATACATATACCACGTACAACACTCTGTATTAATACGATAATACCCGCCAAAATTGGGCCAACAACTAACCATAAAAATCCTAAAATGTGAGCAATAATCATTAAAATCATTGCAATATATCTAAAAATTTCAAAGAATATGTTATATACTATATATGTAAAATTAACTCTAAAAAACGCATCATTAGTTGGGAATTTATTATATTCCCCAGTACATTTATCATCTAAAATATTTTTAATACCTGTTGTATTCCAAGGTCTCCTTTCCGAAACATATCTATCCATCAACTGACTGACAGTATAAACTTTATTATACTGAAGTTCCATAAATGTGTCTTCACAATTTATTGCCGCTGATATATTCGCATAGTCAGTCCAATCTAAACTAAATGCATATGATTGTTCAAGTAAAAATCTATCCTCATCAATTTTCAAAAAGTTAATAATAGCGTCCGAGCCATTGTCTATCCTATCATAAACAAAATATAAAGATGCAAAATCTTCTGGATATATATTTTGTGAAAGATATTGAGTACCGTTTGAATAGAATATTTGGAAGTTTTCGACGTTTAATGTATTAGTTAGTCTATACACCTTATTAGTTTCAAATTCATTTAAATATTCTGATAAGTAAACATATTCCCCATTTTCGTTAGGGGAATTTGATGGGATATTTACAGATACAGGTATTCCTATTTGTTGATTAAAATTACTATCTAAATAAGGGTCGTCTGAATTAGTCCATCCATATTCTTTAATATTTGGAACTAAGAAATAAGCTCTTTTAGTACTTTCAGAAAGTTCAGGCCCTTGTTCCCATTTTACCTTAAATCTATACTTACCTTTTGTCGGTATACCAACTTCAGGATTTTGAGTTATTTGTTGATTACCCTCTTCATCGGTATACACATAGTCAAGATTCATTGGAACCTCTAATAGCCAAGTTCCATTCTCATCAATTACTTTACCTCCATTTTCTAACTCAACTGTTTCTAATATAGGTAACCCATCACTATCAGTTCTATAACTTTGTCTAATCGCCAATATTTGTCCTGGCCCTGAAGTTAAGTCACACAAGTCACCCATAGTTTTTGGGATTTTACATTTGTCGTAAACGTTGTTATAACCTAATTTAGTTTCATCAACTGTAGAAACCAATGAACCCATAAAAACTGCAGTAGGTGAAATAGTAACTTGAGCTTCAGCAGTTAAGTCAAAGTCAGTTCTTGCAATATAATAATCACAAGTTTCTTGTTCACCATAAAATGGTGCAACTTGTACTGTTTTTGATATTGTTACAATTTGTGGTAATTCACTATAATTTTCAGAAAACTTAAACTGTGCTCCGTTGACTTGTGATTCGGTTGCTCTACCAATTCTAATTAAATCCGCCGGTGTAAATGAAAACTCACCAATATCAGACAAGTCAACTTGCATGAATAAAGTGTGTTGTCCGGGTGGTACACCTAAAATCATAAAGTCACCTGAACCATTTGTGGTAACAACAAACTTAAAATACTTGTCGTAAACCTGAATTACTGACTTATTAGTTAAAGCATCATTTCTATCAGGAAAAGTCCCAACAGGAATGTGTCCTGTGTAAGAGGGTGTGTAAGGTAATAAATTGTATTTGTAACCATCTTCATTAACGTCATTAATTGTTCTGTATGGGTATAATGTACTAATTACAGTATCATTGATGTCTGCCTCATCTAAAGCAATAAAAATAGATATTTTAGCGTTAGGTAGACCAAATCCGTTATTACAGAAAACTCTACCAACAACTACTCCGTAGTCCGCACAAGCTCTAATGTAAGTGTCGTTTGGATTAATTGATAATGATAATAATTCAAGTGTATCAAAATTTTGTTCAAGTTTTACCTGAATTACTTTATCAATCCCTAACTCTGTTCTAATTCTATAAGATGAAGACATGTGTGTTTTTTAATAAATAGTTTACACACGATTTTCAAAAAATAAATGATGTTAACTGAAATTAACTGTTGTTAGATTTTTAATCGACACTTTAATGTCTTTATCAGGGAATCTAACATTAAAAATCTGATTTGGTTCAGCGTAAATAGTATCCTCTATAACCTTAATTTCTTTTGTTGTTGTATTAGAATATGATTGAGAAACTTGTGATGATGAATATAATCCACCAACTCGGTTATAAACATTTATAGATGCAACAGTAATAACACCTTCCTCACTTTGTATTAATGCTCTCAATTGTGATATATAAAGATTTTCACCCATACCTCGATTACTTGGACTCATATAGGTATTAATCTTTGATATAATATTTGAAATTACAACGCCCTGATTTTGTGAACTATTAAGAACAATAAAAATATCAAATGCTAAATCAATAACTTGAGCCGGAAGAACCTGAATATAATCATTCATCATTCTGTAATTTGACAAATAGGTAGCAATGTTAGTTTTTAATGTATTAGAAATTGTTTCAGTCAATGCTCCATTTGAATCATAGGATAAAATCTGAACATTTATTTTATTATCGACTTCAGTAATCGCAACTTTTGCAGGTGCTCCAAATCTTGAAGGCATTTTTCTAATTATAGCCTCGTAGTCATTAATCGTTACTGCTCTGTTTTGTGCCGCAAAGTTAAATGTGATTAAATTTCTAATTTCTTCAATACTTGGATAATTTGCCCCTCCAATCGCAGGTAATACATTATTACAAGATAAAGAATTAATTACCGCAGTAACTTTATTTTGGTCACTACCATATACATTAAAGTTTACAGTTCCAAGTTGAGTAATTGAGCCTGGCCCAAGATTACTCACCAATCCACCTCCAACACGATACTGAACAAATAATGTGGAATTACCTTTAAGAGTTGAACCTAAAGAATAGTTATTTTGATATTTTGAAATATCTAAAGGAGTTCCATTAGTGGTAAATTGTCTTAGTAATTCATCTGAAGATGTGTTTCCTCCACCAAAAGTTAATTTTAAAAATCCTTGTGGAGTATATTCAGTAATAAACTTTTGATTTGTTTTATAATAACGACCAACTTTAACACCTGTTTCATCCTGTGGTTTTGTTGGGTCTTCAATAAAAATACTATCTTGAGCTAAAGCTTCAACTTCAAACCATTTGTTAGTTAAGTTTGTAGTATCCATAAACTCTTGAGCTGAAGGAATATTGTTGTAATTCGTACCATCTTTTAGAATAACACCTGTTACACCTAATACATTTTTTTCAGGTAAGAAAAATTCAAAAAATGGTCTTGTTTCAGGAGTATTAATAACTCTTTTGAATACTTTTGTAATACCAGGAGCGTCACCAAATGGTGGAACTTGTACTGAGAAATCAACCAATGAAATTGAAGGTCTCATTCCAGGAATTTTTAAACCATAGGTTCGAGCAATATTATAAAGTGAACTTGGTTGTTGTGCAAATTGTAAAACAGTTTCTTGTAAACTTCTATCAATGTGATAATTTAAGTTATCGGTAACCGCAGCATTTAAATCAAGTAAAACAGAAAAAACAGATGCATCATTTACGTTTTGAATTAAATCAGGATAATAAGTTCTAACATAGTTTATTAACTCTAATCTAATTGCCTGAAAATCTCTTGTAGTATATGATATCATAGTTTTATATATTAATAATTACAAACCCCGGTGTATTAAATACATTATTTGTAATATTATAATTTATTCTTACTTTAGCAGTGTACTCAACTTCAGGAGTGTTAGTAAAATTAAATTCAGTCGCCGACTCATTATTAATTTGTAAAGTATCTTGAGTAGCGACCGCAGGTTCAATTTTAACTGAAGTAATAGTTAATCCTGGTATGTAAGTCTCAACCGCTTCTTTTATTTCTGTTTCTATTTGGTCAAAAGTAGGACTATCAAGTGGTTCAAAAATAAACTCATATAATCTTGTCCCAAAGTTTGGCATAAAGTATCTACTACCCTTTCTTGTAAGTAATAAATGTATTAAACTACTTCTAATTTCTTCTTCACTTGTGTCCGATAAATCCAAAAATTTACCATTTAATGAATCTTTAAAAGGAAAAGTAATACCGTATGTTACACCATTTGCCATATCAAATAAATACTGAAAAATTAAATTTATATCAAAACAATAATTTTACCCTCAATAGTTTTTGGAGTTTCATTATCATATTCAAATTCTACAAATTCTTGTTTAAGTAGATATTCGTTTATAAAATCATTAATAGGGTAATAACTTATACAATCAATTATTGGTTTCCCTTTGGGGGAGTACCTATAATAACCAATTTCATAATCCCATATCGTCAATAAATTTTTTGTGGGATTTTTTGTAAGAAGATTTGCTTTCGTCATAAACATCAGTAGTGTACTGCCAATTCCAATATAGTTTCTTATTAGGTTCAAATCCATAGAACTCATGTACTTTCATTTGAGTTTTAGTTACATCCTCACCATTCCAGTTCTGACCAACACAGATAAACCCTGTCTCAATACCTTCAACAATATTTTTCTCACCTAAAGTAGCATGTCTATTCTCAATCCAAGTTAATCTTTCAATTAAATTTTGGTAGAACATATTTGCCTGTCCCCATCTTACAGAACTAAAAAATACTACAGCGTCTGCTTCAAAAAGTTCTTTAGAAATTTTCCAAAGTTCATCTGTCTTATTATTTAAACTAGCCCAACATCTATGATATCCTGAAGGATTTTTTTTATCATCTTTAAGTAAAGATTTTAAAATACCACAACTATTACCTTCTTCCCTTGACACATTCCCTTCACAAGGAAATATTTTTAATTCAGAAACATCAATAAAAACTGACTTATCACCAAGTTCTTCATTTAAGTACATTGCTAAGATTTTAGATTTAGGAACATCTATATTTTTCTCATCCCAATTATATCTATTTGAACAACTTAATAATAAAACTTTCTTTTTCTTTTTTAGAATGTCTAAAGTTTGTTTTAACTTTTTTTCACCCCCCTCTTGAACCATGTTCTCTGAGAGCATCATTTTTCTTATTTTTTGAATTTCTTCTTGTATGATATTAGACATAATAATAAATACCTCTTTAAATAAAAAATCCCGACCTAGCTCGGGATAACACATCGGATATTGTTAATTATTATGATGAACAACCAAAACAATCAAATTCACTATTTTCAGGTTTTGGTGGTAAATTCATATAACTATAATCTACTTTTGGAGGTTCAGGGGTTGGTTTTGGTTTGTTAATTTTTGATACGTCCATAGCCAAGTGTTTAGCTCCCGTTGAGATTGCTCTTGTTCTAACGTAGTAACAAAGTGTTTTCAATCCTTTTTCCCATCCGTAGAAATGTGATGATGAAATCTTAGACAATGTTGGGTTTGACATGTAGATATTCATTGATTGTGATTGGTCAATAAATGGAGCCCTGTCTGCTGCCATCTCAATCAATTCTCTTTGTGAAATCTCCCAAATTGTTTTGTACTTCTTAATTAAATGTTCAGTTCTTTTAACTTTGAAGTTATATCTCTTATCTTCTTGGTCAAGGTAGTTATTGAAATTAATGTTTTGAATTGAACCTTCGTTCATAATGATTTCATTCTTTAAGTCCTCAGACCAAATTCCAATCTTTTCAAAATCACTAATCAAATACTTGTTAACAATCATAATCTCACCACCAACTACACGTCTGTTAAAGATTGCTGAGTGAGCTGGTTCTGTCATTTCATATGAACCTGTAATCTTTGCCGACGATGCCACAGGCATTTGAGCGGTAAATAATGAGTTACAAACTCCATACTTACTAACATTCTCTTTCAGAGTTGACCATGGCCATCTTCCTGATAATTCATTTTCGTTTAATCCCCACATATCAAATTGGAATACTCCTTGTGACATTGGTGACCCTTTAAAGTAAGCATACGGTTCATACTTACCATCCATACACAATCTGTTACTTTCAGTGATTGCCGCAAAATAGATTGTTTCAAAAATATCTTTGTTCAACTTACGAGCTTCTTCAGATGTAAAGATGTAATCCATTAAATAAAATACGTCAGCAAGACCTTGTGTACCAATAGCGATTGCTCTTTGTAGTAATCCACCAGTATGACCTTTTTCAGTTGAGTAATTATTGATATTAACAACTTTGTTCAATGCTCTTACAACCTTACGGGTTTCGTCATATAATCCTTGGAAATCAAACTCACCATCTTTTACATAGTTCTTTAATACCATAGATGATAAAGTACAAATAGCAGTAGTTTTCTCATCTGTATATTGATAGATTTCATTACAAAGATTTGATTGTTTGATAACACCAATGTTCTGATGGTTTGTCTTTCTGTTAGCACTATCTTTAGAACATAGATATGGAACACCTGTTTCAACTTGTGATTCAATAATCTTATTCCAAATTTCCTGAGCCTTAACTTTCTTACCAAGACCTAACTCAACTGCTTTGTTGTAGTTAGATTCGTACTCATCACCATAACTTTCTTGTAATGGTTTGATACCCGCCTTAATAATATCGTTAGGACAAAACAAATACCAATCGTCATTGTTCTTAACTGCGTTCATAAAGTTGTCAGGAATCCAAAGTGCGGTAAACAAATCACGAGCTCTTAATTCTTCAGCACCTGTGTTCTTTTTAATCTCCAATAGGTCAAAGATATCTTTATGCCAAGGTTCTAAGTAAATCGCCGCAGAACCAGGTCTACGTCCTTGTTGATTAAAGAAACGAAGTGACTCATTTACAATTTTTAAATACTTTAAAAGCCCACCCGCATATCCACCTGAAGATGAAATACGACTCTCCTTACTACGAATATTAGACATTGATAGTCCAATACCCGCAGCGTCAGATGAATAGGTTGAGATATCTCTCATGGTGTTTAACAAACCTTCTCTTGAATCCGAATCATTGTAATGAAGAACACAAGAAGCAAGTTGTGGTGTTTTAGTACCAGCGTTAATCATGATTGGTGTTGCCGGAGATATTCTTTGTGTTGATAAAGCTTGGTAGTACTCAACCGCTTCCTCAAATGTATTAGTTACCCAAAGAGCAACTCTCATATACATGTGTTGTGGTCTTTCAACTACTTTACCTTCCGACAATTTCAAAAGATACATTTCAGAAAGTGACCTCCAAGCAAAATAGTCGAAGTTATAATCATTATCGTGATTGATAACTCCATCAATTTTATCAGGTCCGTAAGACTCAATAATTTCAATTAATTTATCATTGATGATACCTTCACC